ACCTACATAATGACTTCAATATTGCTACTGTTGTGCGTAACGCTAATGCCTTCCTCGCACAAGAAGTAATCATCTACGGAAAAAAGCAATGGGATCGTCGGGGTGCGGTTGGTACGCACAACTATAACCGAATGACTTATTTCAAGGAAGATGAACATGGACAACTCATGGATAAAATATTTGATTATCATATCGTCTGTGTGGATAACATTGAAGGTAGTCGAGACATTTCTACACTTGATTGGCCTAAAGAAAAACATACACTACTGGTCTTCGGTCAAGAGCAAGTCGGAGTCCCTAAAGAATTTATTGAAGTAGCAGACGACATTGCGTACATTCCACAATACGGAACTGTTCGTAGTCTGAATGTAGGAACCGCATCGGGAATTGCGATGCACGAATACTGCTCAAAGATAAATATTAGAAAGGGAGACTGACATGGATAGCAGAAAAGAAAACAAAAACAGAAAGTCAAAGAGAGAAGCCGTAGTTTACTGGGCTTCTAGGGTCAGACTCAACGGAGAATCTGTATGGATTCTCCTGACAGACAAAGAAATTCTTCGGGCAAAGAGAAGAGCCGAGAGCAATCCCGAAGATCTGCCAAGTCTTTGGGAAAGAATTAGATTGGTTTTTGGTATTTAATTTATGATGTCCCGTGGTGTAACGGTAGCACCGGAGATTTTGGTTCTCCGTGTCCAAGTTCGAATCTTGGCGGGACAATTTTAGTAACTACTTCCTCCACTACTTCGTGTAGTGGAGGGCGTTGGCGTAGATGTTCTGGATGTAGTCGGAGTACCTATAGCCGGTGTTGCAACACTCTCTTCTTTGGTTTCCACAATCTCAACTCTCTTTGCTCTATTCTTTTCCTTTAGAATACCATCGTAGTAATCGCCGTGGAAGAATGTAACATCTTTCTCTAGACCATTTGGCATATAGAAAGTTTTTCCTCGTAGCACATGGATGTGATATCCTACAGTGGTTTCACCTTTACGGACTAGGGACGGTGATGGACTTGCTGCAACTGCTGCCTTTGCTGAATAGTAAAGTGGGTAGTATCCGTCTAACGGAATTGGACCCATAGATTTAGGTTTGGTTGTTTTTGCACCAACTGTTTTTACTTTCTCTAGATTGGCTGCACTGGAACATGGAGCATAGTATTGAACACCTGAATTTATTCCTGTATGGTATCCGTTACACCTATACACCGTAGCCTTTGCAAGTGCTTCGGTTCTTGTCTTGAATCTATCCGGCACTTCGGTGAGGACTCTATCTTCAATCAATCTTAGAGTATCTTCTTGCTTTACTTTTTGATCTAATATATCTTTTGGTGCTAAAATATTCACTACAACAGGACTGTCAAATTTATTCTCCGGTACTACTTTCTCTTTAAGTATTAAAATTTCCGAACCGTCGTTTTGAATTTTTATATCTTTAATTTTAAATGCTTTTGAATTTTCAATACCAGAGAATTCTACTAGGTAATCTTTTTCCGCTCCCAATTTCAGGAAAGAAGTGGCGGATTCTTGACCTAATAGATTTTTAACTCCGTATAATAATTTTTCGTTTTCGACCGAAGATATTGCCATTTGAGGAATGCGTGTGAAGTTCTTGGAGTTAAATACAGTCACATTACTTGGTAAAGATATAGTTTCATTTATTGCTTTGATTGTAGTTCCGTTGACCAATCCCATGAAAACATAGGTTGCAGATAAATTGGTTTCAATATTGTTTGCGGGATCTTGATACAAGGCATCGCTTAGAGTAAATGTTGATCCCAGAGTCAAATTGTCAAAAATATTCTCTATATTGGCAAAGGAGTCACTGTCTAAGCAATTAGTATAATCTATATAAAGTTTTTCTTCATCGAATGTAACGGTAGGCTTACACTTCATAAAAGTTCTTTTTGGGGATGTTTCTTTATACGAATTAAAGAATTTTAATCCATAAACCACAGCCGAAGAAATCTGAATTAGATTATCTTTGGCCGACGGTTTATTGGTTTTTACGCGATTTGTTCTTTTTCTGCTCATGAGGCAATGTAGTGAATGTTTTGAATGCCACTATTTGATCTTACATAAATTAAGTTTACATTCCCTACCTCCAAGAACAATGATTCGCCTGGATCCAAAGGATATCCGTTTGATGTTGTTCTAGTTAGTGTGGTGGATCCAATATAAATTACATCAGTGTTTGTTGATGATGCCTTTATTGTGACTCCAGATCTTACGATTTGGTTTGCACCCAGAACTACTGATCCTGCACTCGCACTAAGTTTCTTGCCAGATGCAGTGAATGAACTAGGTCGAATTATTTGACTAATCTTCACCGAACCGGCACCACTTCTGATGTCATCAGATATGGTTTGAATTGTCCCAGTATTCGTTTTTATGAAACTAAGTTGACTGTAAATATCACCAGTGGTTCCTAATTTTACTAGAATGTCGTTATCGGCAATACTAACTTCATTCCCCACACTCACATTCAGTGCAGAGGTCGATACAACTTCGACCGCTCCGTTGTTTTCGCCTCTAACTGTAAGAGGAATTCCGCTGCTTCCTGTGTATCCTTGGACATACAGGGGGTTCTCGCTTGCGTTGGTGACACCGAGGACTGCGGACACATCTAGGGTGAACGAGATGCCCGCGTTCGTTAGGTGGACATTCAGAGCGTCTCCAGAGTGTCCTAGTGTGGTACCATCACCTGCGAACATTTTGGATAAGACTTTGGTTCCTCCGTCATATCCACGGACTGCCACCGAATCAACTCCAGAGGATAGGAATCTACCTCCGGTTGCAGAGACAGTACCGGAGACAGTCACACTATCGATTGAGGAATTGAGTCTTCTTCCGCCAGTCATGACAACTGGATATATTCCAGCACTCCAGCCACTTCCAGTGACTCCGCCAAATCCTATGTAATGATCCTCAGTTATGCCTCTAATCGGAACTGCAAGATTATTTACTTCAACACTTCCAGAAACTCCCACAGGATGACCACCAGAGAACCCCTGCACCATTGCGGTTACGCCTACTAAACTTGTGCCTGATGTATTGCCAGCAACTGCAACATAAATTGCAGTTGATCCACTCCCCATAACACTGTTCCGTACATAGAAGTCACCCCTACCAGCAACATCCCCTGTAACCTCAACAGCAGATCCAGTAGTGCCATTTACAATGACTGGCATAGGATCAGCAGAAGATACTCTGGTTGCAGTGTCAGCGTCACCAAAGACGACCTTTACTATACTCACATGTGTATTTGTCAGTCCAGTACCAGAGGGTCCAAAGTCGGTGGCGAACGAAGCCGTATTTCCGTAGATTTCTAATGGTACATTGCTTGCAGTATAAGGCATTTATATCTCCTGTGTAAGATATATATAAAGGATTTTACTTGTATTCACTACACAATTGAGGTATAATTTACTCATGGTATTTACAGAACAAGAAAAAAAGAATTTTTGCAGGATGATAGAGGAAAAGGTCCTTAACTCTAATTTGACCTACATTGACGCCATAGTCGATTCATGTGATCATTTGGGCATAGAACCGGGTGTTTGGCTGAAGTTTTTAAATTCGCCTATCAAAGAAAAATTAGCAGTCGAATTTCAAAACAGAAATCTTTTGCCTAAGACAAAATCCAAACTTCCTATTTGACAATCCTAAAAAATAGAGTATAATATTACTTCAGAGGTGGGGAGTTCCCACCATACACACGAGCGAGGGAGATCCTCGCGGAAAGGTATTGCGTATGAGTTTTTCAGACATGAAGAATAATGCTAAGGGATCACTTGAGAGCCTTCAGCAAAAGTTAGAAGAGACAAATAAAACAAACAGTTACAAGGACGATCGTCTTTGGCGTGCAGAACTGGATAAATCGAGTAATGGTTACGCAGAAATTCGTTTTCTGCCTGCTCCTAAAAATGAAGATCTGCCATGGGCAAAGTTGTATTCCCATGCGTTCAAGGGACCGGGTGGTTGGTATATCGAAAATTCTCTAACCACTAAGGGTGGTAAGGATCCTGTGTCCGAGATGAATAGTCAACTGTGGAACAGCGGACTTGACAGCGATAAAGATATTGCTAGAGAGCGTCGTCGAAAACTTCAGTACATCTCGAATATTTATGTAATTTCGGATCCTGCTAACCCCCAGAATGAAGGAAAAGTCTTTCTCTACAAGTATGGTAAGAAGATCTTTGACAAGATCAACGAAGCCATGAATCCTGAGTTTCAGGATGAAGAGGCAGTCAATCCTTTTAACTTCTGGACAGGCGCTACCTTCAAGTTGAAGGTCCGTAAGGTTGCTGGGTATGTAAACTACGACAAATCCCACTTCGATCCTGCATCCCCTCTGAATGAGGATGATGGAGAACTCGAAAGGATTTGGACGAGTCAGTACTCACTAACTGATCTGGTTGCTGATGATAAGTTCAAGAGTTATGACGAACTCTCGAATCGAATTCAGCAGGTTCTCGGAGGAGACTCGCGTGCGAGTGGCACTCCTGCATCCTCTACTGTAGAAGAGCAGACTTCTCCAGCAGTTACCAGTGATCCTCAACCAAAGGAAGAGGAAAGCGCCATGTCGTTCTTTGAACGACAATTGAATGACGATTGATTAATCTTCGTTCATGAAAAAGAAACCCCCCTTTCGAGGGGGGTTTTTTCATCATCCCATTCTTTGACGCCACTCTGGTATACTGAATGTTTGGTTATTAAAGAACCGATCAAATGCTCCCTTTGCAGATCCCTCAGAGACACCTGACTCTTGCCCGACCCCCTGCGGAGTTGCACCTTGCGTATTGGATATCGGGCTTTTACTACTGACCGAGTTCGAGTTATCTTGCATTTTCTTTGGACTTGCCAATGATTCTATTACTTTATCTGTTTTTGTTTCCAATTGCCTTACTGCTTTGGAAACATTTGTCGTGGTTGATAATGTCTTATTGTATTGACTAAATGACTCGGATGATTCATTTGAATTTGAAATATTTGTTGTATTATTTCCTTGCATCATATTCGCTGCGCCTTGTCTATTCATTGGTGATAATGAATTTGTTGCCGTTGACACTGCTGATTTTATTGTCCGAACCTTTGATGGTGCGTCAGGAATCATAGTGTTATTTGGTGATGGCGCCATATTTCCACCTTTACTGGACAATGCTGATTCCCCTGACATGGGAGTTACCATTTCTGGACCCTTTTCTCCAAGCAACCCAAGAGTGGGTTTTGATACAAGGCCTCCGAGGGCAAACATAGGAACAACATTTGATTGTTGTTTTATTCGCTCTTTAATGACGGTACTATCAACATGCTTTTCTTTGCCATTAACATATACCTTTGTTGTTGATGGGGTGATTAGATTCTTCACGACGCTTGTAAAGTGGCTATCACTGTAGTTCTTTAACCCATTGAAAGTATTATTTTTATTGGATAGTTTTGAATTCTCTACTGCTATGAAATCGTTATTGGTATTGCTTGTTTTATTTTCTATTTGATTTAGAATATTGCTTTTGTTAGTGTTTACAATTTCTTTGTTGTTATTTTTGGTTTTTGAATTCGTGTTCGTGGTATTTACATTTGTAGCAGAATTTAAATTATTAGTTGAATTAGTATTTGTAGCAGAATTTAAATTATTAGTTGAATTAGTATTTGTAGCAGAATTTAAATTATTAGTTGAATTGGTATTTGTAGCAGAATTTAAATTATTAGTTGAATTGGTATTTACATTTGTGGTAGAAAATGCCTTTGGGTACTTGTTGTTATAATTGTTAGTGGTATTAAATATATTCTTGACAAATTTCTTTATCAAACTGTCACTAAGTATTTTATCTTTTGAGGTTTTATCTCTATCTTCTTTTCCTTTAGCGGGGTCCATAATTCTTGACTTCGGACTGCTATTGGATGTTTCTTTATTCAATTCAGGTAAGAATATAGAATTTTTACTCACCAGAGATCCTGATCCTTTCTTCTTTATAAGAGAGGACTTGTTCTTGAACGGTTTGTTAGAAGCCTTAATAGTGGGTTTTTGCATTTGATTCCTCTTGTTCTCTTCTTGCGTTTTCTCTTTCGACATAAGCCCTCACCTGTGCCACATATACTTCTCTTTCCCACGGTATCCAGTTTTCTATCTCGGTCAAATTATATCCGTGATAATGGATCAACTGAAAATTTAATTTAAAGTAATTAGTTAAATCTAAGTGACTGAGGGCTATACGAAAAAATCTTTAATTCCCTCGAATTGAATTACTTTCTCTTTACCACCTTCAATGTATTTTTTCCTTGATATCATCTTTGGCATTTTATCAAAATAATCCAATACTTTCTGGAATTGTGATTTATTCATGCTTTCTATGAAGTCTTTCTTTTCTTGATTGGAATAGAGTGATGCATTTATTTTTTCTTCGGGCGTTTCAATTTCCAGAAGGCACTTTGATATGAGTTCGATATAATTATCTGTTTCGTTTGTGCTTTTTTTCTCTTCTAGCAAGTCTTTTACTCTTGGATATCGAAATGTGACCGAAAGGTTTTCTTTTAAGTCTATTTGTTTATCTCCAAATTCACCAACAATCTCAATGTCAGAACCTATATCAATTGAAAATTCTATCGTTTCTTCATTATCCCCTACTATACTAAATTCTACTACTTCTCCTATTGATTTTGATCTTAGTTGAAGCAAAAGATATTCTAAATCCGACATATGTAATTCACTTACATCGTCGATTCCGGTGAAACAGTTCACGATAAGATTTGATAAAGTCAAAATCATATCTTTCTCTGATTCAGATGTCTCCAAAGCAGTCAATAGAGTTTTTTCATCTCTTACGAGAAATGGTCTATAACTTACGCTTTTTTTAGTCGATGGTATGATAGCCTCATACCTTGGCATTGAATTCAATAATATATCAGATAACATTTATTTTATCTCCTCTGTGTAAAATTTATAATCCTTGTAAGCAAATATAACTTCATAATTTACTGTGCTGTTTTTTTCTTCATTACTAAATAGTATTGGTAATATTTCTATAGGAAATGCTTCGAAAAATTCATATCGCGGGCCCGGGCCCAGTTCAAAGTTACCATACGATTTATTGTTAAATTTTGTTTCATGTAGAAATATTTTACCGGAAGACAGATTTCTGAATGGACTTAAAATATCAGTTATTGGATTGATAAGTAGATCCATCCAATCTTCAATGACTTTTTGAATCTTACCGTCTTGGGCTAATTTAAAAGTAATTGCCAAATTACCATATTTTCTTTTATATGGTATTTTTCGTTTTACTCCATAATAAGCATATTCTTTTATTTCTATTGATCTCGTTCCAGTACTGAAACTAACAACTGGCAGACTGAAACCAGTATTTAAATCGTATCCTTCCCCGCCGGGGGGATACAGATATGCATCAAATTGATGGGATTTGACAGGAGGGTTTTCTGTAATTCTATTCACAAGATTTTCTATGCTAGGATCTGCCATTGTTTTTCTCCGGAAAAATTTGTTTTTCTGTTAAGATTACAAATCTCCAATTTTTTTCTTTGCATGCTTTTTTTGCTGCTTCCCACTTAGATTTATTTATTTCATAAGTGAGGCATTCACCCAAAAAAGATCTTGTTTTTTTCCTTGGCTTTGGCGGTTTTGTTTGTTTGTCGGGTTTCACTTCAATAACAAGGGTTTCTATTATACCTTTGTCGTTCTTATGCTCTGCTATAAAATCTGGATAATATTTATGAACCCTGTTATCCTTCGGAGAAACATAAGGAATTGCTATTTCTTCACTTCCCCAGCGAAGAATATTTTTATTGCTGTCCATCCATTTGCATACTTTTCTTTCCCACAAAGATCTGCAAATAATTTTTACAGGGTCACCTATATACTTTGATACATTTTCCGGATAGAATTTAGTTTTATATGCCATAACCAAGTATATAGGGATAGAAAAAAAAAATGCCAGCGAAAGATTACCAGATAGTTTACGAGGAAGAATCGGTGAATGCGCCGAGGGGTGTGAGTCAGCGCCTTAATGTTGGTGAGAACAATGTACCATTGATTTTGGCATTGAGATGTTTTGAGTTCTCGAACAGTCCCGGTCCGCGAGCAAACCCATCAAGTCAGGTGGCCACTTTCAAGTTACCATTCCCTGAAGTGACTTCTACTGGAGCAAGGATTTCATATAATGAAGAATTAGCAAAGGAGCAAGGGGTTATTGCTAAAATGTTTACAGAAAGGGCAAATATGAAGTCAAATTTTTGGAATCTTTCTGGAAGAATAGTAAAGGATACATTCCAATCTTTGAGTGGTGTTGATCTTGGAAGAAGGCCTATGGATGTGACAGAACTTAGTTTTGTCAAAGCAGAGAAGAGAAAATATTCATTCAATTGGGTTTTTACTTCTATATCATATGGTGAATCGGAGAACATGGTTGAAATGGCTCGTGCTTTGACTGCATTCTCCCTTCCTTCTACTGCTGGTAGGGGCTTACTCGTCGGCG